ACTGTCGTGACTGGTGCTGCTCGAACCGACATGAGCGGATACACTCTCGAGTTCTCCGGACGTGAAGTCGAGTCGATGATCTGGCTGCCTGCTTCTGCTGGTGGCGGTACTGATAAGTATCCTTTCGACGGGCTCGATGATGAGTCAGCTCTGACAATTAATGTCGGAAGCTAATTCCGATCACAGAATTTCAATAAAGGGGGGCAAACGCCCCCTTTTTTTATATTGACCATATGAAAAGAGTATACATCAACTCTCTCCGCAAATACGCGGACGAAGTAGATCCGAACCGATGCCCGGAGCATCTTAAACACTTGCTCGATGATACAGCTTCAAAAAGGAACGCTGAACACAGTATATCTCACTCTGACGGAGAAGATGAGCAGCGCGACGAATTACACGCTGATTCGGCTGACTTGTCAGGCGACGAGCAAAGCGATTCTGCTCCTTCCAAGAAGCCGCGCTCACGACGCAAGAAAAGACACTCTGACGATTCGTGAAGGATCGACCGACGCTCCTGCTCTCGGAGATATCATGCTGAATACTCCTCAGTTTCCGGAGGGCTTTTACGACTATACTATTTGGGAGCAAACCAGCTCATCGAATCTCGATCCCGCTGATGCTTCTGTGATAGGTATCATCGAGGAGGGGATGTCCTACATCCGCGATAATTCGACAGCGTACCAGGAGAGCACATACACAGCATACAACCCAACACAGACTGATTATGTCTACGCGAAAGATTGATTTCAGCGTCTTAAACACGAGCCCGTATGAGCTCCCGCAATTCGAAGAGAAGCGGGGCGGAAAATGGATCACATACGGAGCAGATGACCAGTACGCGACGTATCTCGAAGAGCTGTACTATACGAGCTCAATTCATAACGCGATCATTAACGGAGTGACCGACATGATCCGAGGAGATGGGCCGTACTCGGACGAATGGGATCGAAACGATGCGTCTAAGGAAGCATGGCTTCGCTTGAACGATCTTTTCGGGGAGGAGATCACTTATAAGACGGCTCTCGATCTCAAGCTATACGGACAGTTTTACTGGTGCGTCATCTGGAATCAAGCTCGCACCAAGATCGCCAAAGTCGAACATGTGCCCGTTCGATCTATCCGATCGGGGCTGCTGAATGAAGAAGGCAAAGTCGATACTTTCTACTATTCATACGACTGGAGCGACAAAAGCGAAAAGCATCAAGCGTACAAAGCATTCAGCTTGACCGATCGCACGAGCCCGAAAACGATCATGCAAGTCAAGCGACACGCTCCTTCCTTTGAGTTTTACGGACTGCCTGACTACATAGGATCGACGAACTACATCGAACTCGATCGTCAGATCTCTTCTTTTCACTTGAACTCGATCAAGAGCGGGATGTTCCCGGGCTGGCACATCGGCTTTAAGAATGGAGTTCCGACAGACGAGGAGCGCGAAGCGATCGAGCGTAAGATCAAGCAGAAGTTCACGGGCCCAGAAGCAGCGTCAAAGCTGATCCTGACTTTCAATGACGGGCCCGATCAAGCTCCGGACTTCACGCCCCTTCAATCGAACTCGAACGCGGACATGTTCCAGTATCTCAGTGATGAGCTCTCGAACAAGATCCTCAGCGGACACCGAGTGACTTCCCCGCTGCTTTTTGGAGTGAAGGGAGACGGAACCGGATTCGGGAATAATGCGGACGAATTACGAGACTCATATTCGCTCTTTTACACGACAGTGATACAGGGGTATCAGCGACTGATTACAAACGCTGTAGAGACTATTCTAAGCGTCTCAGAGCAGCCGCTGAAGGTTACTATCCCCGCGACAGCTCCGGCTGACTTTATCGACCTTGCAGGGGGCAAAGGATCACAAGCGTATAACGGCATCCAAATCAGCGCAGCGAAAGATCTTATCACAGCCGTATCAGCGGGCGAGCTGACCAAAGAAGCAGCGATCACGATGCTGGTGCAGATGCTCCAGTTCCCGAAAGAGATCGCGGAAGCGATGTTCAGTCCGCAAGAGAGTGCGATCGAAGAGCTGTCATCGCACAAGTGTTCGGACAAATGCAATCACTTCGAGCTGTCGAGTGAGATCGCTGATGTACTGATCGAGCTCGGGGAAGATGAAGATCTCGATAACTTCGAGCTGATCGACTCGCGTCAAGTAGACTATGATCGAGAAGAGGAACACAACGCTCTTTGGGCGTTCGCACGAGTGCCGAGCTCGAATCCCGCTGCGATATCGAAAGAGCAAGATTCAGACATTATCAAGGTTCGCTATAGCTACGAAGGCACGACGGCAGAAGCTCCCGATTCGCGCGAGTTCTGTCGTAAAATGTGGGCAGCGAAAAAGGTCTATCGAAAAGAAGATATCGACTTCGCGAGTGATAAAGTCGTGAATCCTGGCTTCGGTGAAAACGGAGCTGATAAATATGATATCTGGCTCTTCAAGGGCGGGCCGAACTGCTATCACTATTGGATGCGTCGAACGTACTTGCGGAAGAATAACGAGAAGATCAGCGTGAACGAAGCGCGTCGCATCATCCAAGCACTCCCGCCCGACGAGCGCAAAAAGAACAAAATTCCTGTTAATGATCGTCGAGTCGCACAGCGTCCGATCGACATGCCGAATCGCGGCTATAAAAATCCTCAGTAATGGCGAAAGCACTTTTCATCTCTGTGACCAAGCTGATAAAAGACACAGCTTTGAACGGCTCGATCGATCAAGACATCGCGCACCCATATATTCAGATCGCTCAAGATCGCGAGATCTGGCCGTACCTGGGAACGGATCTGTATAATAAACTGAAGACAGATGTCATCGCTGACTCACTGTCGGGAGCGTATCAGACGCTGATGAACGATTACATTCAGCCCGCACTCGTGCAGTTTGCTTTCTGTGAAGTGCTTCCTTTTTTGCGAGTGCGGATCGTGAATAACAGTGTCGTCGTGATGAGCTCCGAGCAGAGCTCTCCAGCGTCAGAGGGCGAGATGAAGCGACTGATCGACCGAAGCAGATCGATCGGGGAGTTCTATCGCGAGCGAATGATTGACTACATCTGTCACAATCAGTCGAGCTTCCCTGAGTATTCAACGAACACGAATGACGATCTCACTCCGCGCAAGCAGGGGAACTATACCGGAGGAATGAATTTATCGACAGTATATGACAGCAAAAAAGCAGAGCAGCTCCTCAGAGATGCGGGGATCGACATCTAAACTCAATCTGTACCTATTAAAGAGATACGTCTATGCCGAACAAAAAAGTCAGCAGCTTAACAGAGCTCACAACTCCCGCAAGTGACGACCTACTTCATATCGTAGATACGTCAGATACGACCGACGGAGCAGCCGGAACGAGCAAGAAAGTTCAGGTTTCGAATCTCCCTGCTGGACAGAGACTGCTTGTCGACGCAAGAGCGACAGAAGCAGTATCGAAAGGAGATCCAGTATTCATCTCAGGATACAGTACAGGACAGTCACGGATAGAAATTCAGAAAGCCGATGCGAATGTATCAGCCGACCTTCCTGCTGTCGGACTTGCAGCGGAAGATATCTCGATCAATACGAATGGACAGATCATCGTTTTCGGTTTGTTGAGTGATGTAGATACAAGCTCATACAGTGTCGGAGACATTCTCTATATCGCGTCGGGAGGAGGGCTGACATCTACAAAGCCGACAGGATCACTCAAGATTCAGAATGTCGGAGTCGTGGCACAATCACACGCGAGCACAGGACAAATCCAAGTGAGCGCGATAGGGCGAACGAATGACGTTCCGAACATCACGACAGGGAAATTCCTTATCGGCACAGCTACGAATCCAACAGAGAGCGCGTACACGATGCCATCAAGCGACGGCACAGCGAACCAAGTTCTCACGACTGACGGAGCAGGAGCAGTCACTTTCCAGACGGCAAGCGGGGGCGCGGACAAATGGCGAATTTTCGGATCGAGTAACGTCGGAACAACAGGACTCCGAGTCATCGGGATTCGTGGAAATTACGTAGATGTCGGAACTGCGAACATCTATACTCAAGCAATGATGCCGGAGAACTGCGAGCTGGTGAGCTTGAGCTGTCAAATCGGAGTGACAACTACTGCAAGATTTGTTGTAAACAGAAGCGGGAGCACTCTTGTCTACACAACCGGAAACCAGTCTTTCACGGCAAACACTGCGCAGACTTTCACTCCGACGGGTACGAGTATATCGCAAGGGGAACTAATAAACATTGCCGTACAAGGCAGCGTAAACCCCGGCGACGTTCACTTAGTTATGACATTCCAAGCGACATAAAATGTATTTAGCACCAATCCCCGATGTAGATGAAACAGAGCGCGGATCGTATGGGATCACGCGCGAGTTTCAAAACAAAATAAACGAGCTTATCGAAGCGATCAATGATCTCGAGACACGACTTCAAGCACTTGAGCCATGAGCGGACTAACACTATTTGAACTCGTTACGATGGCTGGGGGGCTCGTCGGAGTTTACGTCAAACTCAACTCAGAAGTTGCAAAATTGAAAGGGCGATTATATCAGCTCGAAGCATCGAACGATGAAGTGAAGCAAACGCTGAAAGAGCTCGTGACAATCACGACAGAGATCAAGCTCGCTCTCGCTCGAAATCAGATGGACAAATGAAACTGAGAGAGATCAGAAGAGTGATCCTGCACTGCTCCGCTACTCGCGAAGGGCAGGATATCACAGCAAAGCAGATCAAACGCTGGCATACATCGCCCCCGCGTAACTGGTCGGATATCGGTTATCACTTCGTGATTCGTCTTGATGGAACGATCGAAAGGGGACGACCTATCACACGCGCAGGAGCTCACACGAAAGGACACAACGCAGACAGCGTCGGGATCTGTTACGTCGGAGGAGTAGAGGAAGACGGAAAAACACCGAAGGACACGATGACAGAAGCCCAGGAGCGCAGCTTTCGAGCTTTGTATTCGGCTCTCTGTATGGTATTTGATGATCCTTCGCTACATGGTCACAACGAGTTCAGCACGAAAGCGTGTCCATCATTCAGTGTCGAGGATAAATTTCCCGACTTCATGTAGTGAGCGAGATAAACACGATCCAGTTCAGAGAGCAGTTGAACACGCTCCTCTTCGCTTTTTGGTCGTATCTGGATCTCATCGGTGCAGAGCCGATCGAAGAGTTAACTGATCGCGAAGTTTCGAAGTATCTGAACTACTTCATCAAGCACTATATTACAGAGGGGGAGCTTCCCCCTGATACCTAAAAGAAAAGACATGGACTTCATCACTGAACATTGGGCAGAGCTTCTCATCGCTCTGATGGCATTTATCAAAGTAGTCGTGAATCTCACTCCGACGACCAAAGATAACCAAGTCTTCGGCTGGCTCGATACGCTCATCACAGCGATCACGGGCGACAAGCGCAAGCAAGAGAAGCTGTGAAGCGTGAGCTTCTATCGGCTCTCGGGAAGCTCGACATCACAGAGATCTTCAAGACGAAAGGAGATCTTAAGCGATGGAGCGCGAAGAGAACGATCGGATCGGTCATAGTGGCGACAGCTTGCACTGAGATCGCGTCTCATGGTATCACATGGGAAGCCGTGACGATGTGCGCTATCGGAGTCACTCCTTTGTGTTTATCATTCTTCGAGCATGCAGCAGCACAGTCGTAATCACTACACGCTGAGTCAGAACGTCGAGATCGGACAGCGCAAGTACGTTCTCTTCTTGTCAGATGTACATTACGACTCCGCGAAGTGTGATCGAGAGATGCTGAAAGAGCATCTTGATCTCGCGATGAGCAGAAATGCGAGAGTGTTCTTGAACGGAGACTTCGTCGATTTAATGGGCGGGAAGTTCGATCCAAGAAACACGCTCCCCGGAGGGCTGCGCCCCGAATATCGAAAGCAGGATTACTTCGACGCTGTGATAGCTGACGCAGTGACTTTTCTCCTGCCATATAAAGACCTTCTCACAGTTTACGCCCAGGGCAATCACGAGACAAACGTACGCAAGAGACAGCACACAGATCCATCAAAGCGGATCGTCGCTGAACTTCAAGCTCTCGGATCTCCGATACAGCTCGGTGGATACTCCGGCTATATGCGCTGGCAGTTCTCCTATAAGACAGAGATGAAGAGCTACATGATGCACTATCATCACGGCTACGGGGGAAATGCACGACGCAGTAAAGGAGTTCTTCAAGCGGACATCGATCAAGCACAGTTTCCAGATGCTGACATCATCCTTCGCGGGCACGATCACCAGAAGTGGCATCTTCCGGTGACGACAGAGCGAATAAATTCAAAGATGAGCGTGTCGAAGAGCACAGTTCATCACATCCGCTGCGGCTCGTATAAGAAGCTCGGTGACGGCTTTAGAGGATGGGAAACCGAAAAGGGCTTCTCGCAGCCGCGTCTCGGGGGCTGGTGGTGGTGGTGCGAATACTCCCGCAAGAAATGGAAGACGGGAGTAGAAGAAGCGCACTGATTTACATTTTCTGAAAAAAGTATTTGACTTTCTCGATATTTCTTGTATATTTGATGCAAATCAATACAAGAAAACAGGATGCCTACGTTCAGTCCAGAGTACGAGAAAGCGCGTCAGCTTTACTCCGAGATCTGTCAAGATCTCATCTCTCACATGCCTTCAGAGAAGTATTTCGAAGTGATGGATAAAATCACTCGATACGCAAATCATATCAGCCGCGACACTGCTCAAGTGTACAAGGATATGATCGGGAAGTAATTCACTTAAAATCACAGATATGAATCAGTTCAAATGGACAGATGAAGCAGTTCGCTCGTTTGTCAGAGTCTATGTCGGATCGGGAAAAAAAGAAATGCTCAAAGGGGGCTATCGATCAAGCGACTATCGAAAAAAGAGCTACGATGAGAAGCTCGAGCAGTTCAAAAAGGATTACATGGATCGCGAATCCCAGCGAGCGAGATTTGAAGATTTCAAGCAGCGCGAGGAAGAAAAACTGAAGCGGAAGCTGTCAGAATTCAAAAAAAGTATCGGAATTTCGTAGATCACAAATCAATTCACAATGTCAGAAACTACAGTTTCAGAAAACACAGAGCGCGTATCGCACAAGCTCGAACATGCCTTCATGGAAGCATGTTATCAAATCAAGCAGCAACGTATCTCACAGGCACAGCTCGCGTCACAGATGGGACTCGCTCCGTCTACTTTATCCGGACGCATGCAGGACTGGCGCAAGTTCAAAGTGTCGGAATTCATCACTCTCTGTAAAATCGCAAAAGTCCAATTATGAAAGCAGCCAAAATCAGCCAAGTTCAAGGAGACGGAACCTGGAACAAGAAACTTCCCGACGGGAATACACAGCTCATGTATGCCTTCCTCGTGACATTCGACGATGGAGTGACAGCACAAGCAAACGCGCAGAGCGACTCTCCTCGATGGATGAAAGCAGAGAAGGTCTGGTACAAGCAGTACGGAGATCATAACGGCACTCCGAAAGTGACGATTACTGATAAAGATCCGAGCTCAAGCCCACGATCGAGAGGGGGTAACACTGATCCGGAAACGATCAAACGAATCGAAAACTCGTGGGCTGTGCATATGGGGATATCTGCTCTCGGAGAGATGCACAATTACACCGAGGGCGAGGATGATTATCTGAGTGCTGTCTTTCGTCTCGCAAAGCGATTCAAGAAGATGCGCGACAAACTCGGGGAAGAATGAGCCGCGCTCAGATTCATTTGATGATCTGTCGACGGCAAACGAGCCCACCAGTCGAAGAAGTCGCGAAGGGGATCATCGATGAGATACAGATGCACTTTCCGACGCTGGTGATAAAGCCGTATGTGTACAAGCGGAATCGGAATCAGGAAGTCGTCCGCGCTCGTCAAACAGCGATGGTACTATGTAAAGAAGTCACTGGGCAAACTTTAGCCTGTATCGGAGACTACTTCGGCAGAGATCACGCGACAGTTCTTCACGCATATCGTCGTATCAAAAATCGGAAGTATGATCCGGATCTCGAGTACATATACGATATTGCGTCTGCCTATTGCAAAAGACAGGGCTGGATTCATGCAGACGTTTGATAACAAAGAAGCGGAAGAGCTCGGAGTTCCCTGCGCTGTTATACTGTCTCGATGTCGATACATTCACTCTAAGTTGATCGAAGAGAAAAGATCGATCGGGGGCGAGTATTGGATACATCGAAGCAATAGTGCATGGGAGAAAGAGTTTCCTTTCTGGAGCAGACCGACGATCAAGAGAGCGATCGGAAAGCTCGTAGAGGGGGGATTTTTGGTCAAAGCTCCGGCTCATCTCCCGCTTCCTGGCGACACTCGATCCTTTTACAAGCTGGGTAAATTTTGTTCAGAAGGGGGTACAAATCTTTCAGAAGGGGGTACAAAACGTACCCATATACATAATATATCTTCTTCTATCTCTATTGATAGACGTAGTATGGGTACAAAACGTACCCCCACGAAAGAGGAAGTGACTTCCTTCTTCAAGAGTGAAGGATACAGAAAAGAGATCGGTGAAAGAGCATTTGACTATTATAGCGAGCGACAATGGCTCGACAAGTTCGGAAACACAGTGAAAGACTGGAAAAGCACGATGCGTCGAGTCTGGTTCAAAGACGAAAACAGAGAAAAAGATGATTCACTCAGGAAATACGGTATCTGATCGCTGGGATCAGCGCAAGAGCCCACCAAGAAAAATCTCCGACGCAGAGCGCGAATACAGAAAGCAGCTCAAAGAAGTTCGAAAGCCCAAAGTCAAAAAACAGATCAACGTATCAGAAGCGAAGCGCATGCTCGCGGATCACATACAGAGAGCGTGTCCAGAGTTTAAGTATGTGCCCGCAAATCAAAAGCTGCTGAACTCTCTCGCTTACTATGCAGCTCAAGATCACAACTTCTGTCAGACGGGATACGATCTCAGCGAAAGCGCAGAAGGGAGATCGATAAACAAGCTCAGTCTGAAAAAAGGCATTCTGATCCTGGGCAGATACGGAGTAGGAAAGACGACGATCATGCGGGCACTCGCTCGAGTGATTGGAGCCAAGCAGACGACAGCGATGCACATCGTCGACGCTTACAATGACGCAAACTCACTCAAAAGATTCGAGCTCGGCTCGTGGTATTTTGACGATGTAGGCAGAGAGAGAAGCGCACGATTCGCAAAGAAAACGGACGCTCCGATCATGTCTGATCTCATCGAGAAGCGGTACTTCAATCAGAGCGGAATCACTCTCCTCACGACAAATCTCAGCATCGAAGAGATCAGCGATGTGTACGGGCCGAGAGTTGAATCTCGTCTCTGGGAAATGTTCAATATGTACGCTCTCGGGGGCGTTGATTATCGGAAAGTATGAATCACGGATCTCTCTTCTCGGGCATCGGTGGATTCGATCTCGCGGCTCAATGGATGGGCTGGAACAATGTCTTTCACTGTGAATGGAACGATTTCGGTCGTCAAGTTTTAAAATATCACTTCCCTAAATCAGATAGCTTACATGACATCAAGCAGACAGATTTCACTTCTTACAGAGATAGAATCGATGTGCTCACAGGGGGCTTCCCCTGTCAGCCCTTCAGCACAGCAGGAAAAAGAAAAGGAACAGACGACGACAGATATCTCTGGTCGGAGATGTTTAGAGCAGTACGAGAGATTCGCCCGAAGTACGTCCTGGGGGAGAATGTTCGCGGGCTTACTAATTGGAACGGGGGACTGGTACTCGACGAAGTGTGCTCTGATTTGGAGTCTGAGGGCTACGGAGTCGAATCGTTTATACTTCCAGCTCTCGCCAAAAATGCACCCCATAGAAGAGACAGGATCTGGATCTGTGCGTTCCGAGATACTCCCAACTCCACTGGCGCAGGATGGTCAAAACTCAACACTGCCAAAGAGTCAAGCGGGCAGAAGCAGTTTAATCGGTCGTCTGATCCCAACACCAACAGCCAGTTGTTCGAACAGGGGAACGACAGCACCCAGGAAGGATGGAAAGATGAGAGACAGCGAGCTCAATCACTGGGCAGCAATCAATACCAGCACGCTATTACCAACACCGAACGCTTGCGATCACCCGGGAAAGAACACAGGAAAGAGGAATCAAGACAGCATCCCAAAGCGAATACGCGAAGCTGGTGGAAAGACTTCCCAACTGAATCCCCGATTTGTAGCGGAGATGATGGGCTTCCCCGTGACCTGGACGGAATCTCCTTTTCTAAATGGCGAAACGAAACGATAAAGGCATACGGGAACGCTATTGTTCCACAGGTAGCACTTGAATTGTTCCAAGTGATACAAAAAATCGAGAACAATGAGCTTCAATGATTACGGAGAGCGTGTCCGAAACAACGCAAGACGAGGAATCGAGCTGAACGAGAAGGAGGGGAATAAGTGTGCAACAATCGTCGGAAAACAGAGAGCTCAAGTTCTCGCATCTGGCGGAAATGTATCGCTCGAAGTCATCAAAAAAATGTATCTCTTCCTCTCACGACATCAGAAGAACTATGATCCGAACAGTACGACAAAGTGCGGGACGATCAGCTATCTTCTTTGGGGAGGGCCAGCGGCTCTCGCCTGGAGTCGAAACAAGCTGAGAGAACTCGGAGAGATTGAGCTCGCTGAAGTAGGCCCAAAGGGAGGAGTTAAAGGAAGTCCGAAAAGTGACAAAGCGTAGCACAGTCGTACGAAAGCTCGACAGCATTTTCTCGAAGTACATCCGACTCAAGTACGCGAAAGCGGGCAAAGTCGATTGTTATACATGCGGAGTCGTAAAATCTGTCTCCGAAATGCAAGCGGGGCACTTCCAAAGTCGGGCGAAGTACAGCGTCAGATGGGACGAAGACAATGTCCGCCCCCAGTGTGCGGGATGTAACATGCGAAACGGGGGACAGCAGTACGTTTTTGGGCAGCGGCTGAACGAAGAAAGATCCGGACTTGCTGACGAAATAGTGCAGAAATCGAATCAGATTCGTAAATTCAGCACTCCCGAACTTTTAGAGATGTACGATGACTTCCGCGAGCGCGTTCTCGGTCTATCTTCAGAATAATTACAGCGATCTATTATCAGTCGCGAATACAATCGTCCAGGGAGACGGAAGAGAGCTCCTGCACGACGTAGTGACTGATCTGATGACTCGAGGAGTTCCCGACGGGATATGTAACCGAGGAGAAGGAAAGACAGCGGAGATACGGAGATATGTCATCGCTTCGCTTCGGATGAGCTGGCACAGCGGAAGCTCGCGATACTATCAACGTCACAAGCGACCGATCATAATGGAGCAGAAGCATCGCGAGAGCATATATCGCGAACTCTACGAAAGCTCCGAACATCCCGACGTGACGCTCGCGATACGCTTTATGAACGAAAAACTCGACGAGATGAACGAGTTTGATCGGATCGTTTGCGTTCTCTGGTACAATGGAAACACGCTGAAAGACATCCGAGAAGGAACGGGGATCAGCTTAACAACGCTTTCAAAATCGCTCAATCGAGCAAAAGAACATCTAAAAAATGAAGTCGAAAGGTCTTGGAGACAGTATCGAGAAAGTAACTCGAGCGACTGGTATTGAATGGCTCGTGAAGCAGTTCGTCGGTGACTGCGGCTGCGAGGATCGTAAAGCATGGCTGAACGCGAAATTTCCGTACAAGGGGGATCTCACTCCCGAGGAGATAGCAGAGCTCGATGTGATTTTTGATCGGAAGAAGAGTGAACTGAATCCCAAAGAAGCCGCGACAGTGTTCCGGATTTACAATCGGATATGGGGGAAGCGTCATCGACCGAAACGATGTCAGAGCTGTAACAAAGAAGTCATTCGGCAAATCATCGCGCTGTACGCTAAATCCAAATAAAATGCGTATCTTCGACCAAAATCAATCAAAAATGGAAAGATTCGAAAACATCGAGCACGACTGGAATCGTGTCAAAAAGCATCACTTCGAGGAATGGTGCTCCGCTGCCTGGGATACTTCAAAAGCAACCGGAATAGATCCGAACTGGATCATGCAAGCGAGCAGAGATTTTTTCGAGCTGTACTCAGCGATCGGAAATAAAAACTGGAAGCAAGTCCTGAGAGCGATGTACATAGCTGATGTACGATACGCGGAGGATATGTCTGCCCCCGTCAACTATCGCGGATGGATGACACTCGACGACACGATTCATCCGGCTATCACGAAAGAGCTCATTCGCAAAATCCACGAGTCATGAATGCCTACACTTACACATGGGAAGAGGGCGTAGTTCGTGCCGATGGGAACTCAAACTTCAACACGCTGAGAGCGTATAAAGCTCCGGGAGTTTACAGCACGATTCCTCAAATGCTCTGCTTCATTCCGGAGAGATTAGCTGATGATTCGACATTTCTCGAGAATCTGATGTACGAGGGGTATTGGGAGTACATCGGGAAGTACGACAATGAATCCGGGCGTGACGTTCACTTTCTCACTCGAGATCCCTTCATTCGTCTCATAGGATGGAATGTGCTTCTTCGTCCTGTTCAGCAGTGGCTCGGCTGGATAGTGAATCCCGACTTTCACGAGCCGATGCGATCCGATATGTACACTTTCGAATGAAGCAAGAGATGACACAAATCGAATCCGCTCTTCTCGCTCGTCTGAGGAAGTTAGAACTCGAGCTGACTATCGAGGGGCTTCTTCCTGCGAATTATGTGAAAGACACTCACGAGTACTTTCAGAAGTCGATCACTTCCGAAGATCAAACACTCGAGAAATGAAGCTACTTCAAGCAGCACAGCTCACCAGCTATCGCAGGAGGAAAGATCGTACTGTCTCAGTCACGTTTACGACACAGGAAGTCCTGGACATCTCGAGTATCGATCAGATGGCGACGGAAGAGAGCGGAGGAGTTCTGTACTTTCGAGCAGATCAAGCGATGAAGTTCAACACAGCAGAAGTCGAAGAGCTCGACGCAATAGAGCTCGATCTGTACGACGAACCAAAGAGTCAGAGCAAGCGTCTTCGAAATGTACTCTATCGAGTATGGGAGCAGAATTATCAGCACCAAGTACCAGAGTTCAAGGATTTCTATCGCTCAGAGACAGAGAGAATCATTCAACACTATAAAGACAAACTCGACTAATAAGGGGGGAAATGAGTTCGGCAATTTCGGCAGATAAAAAAAAGGCAATGCTCGCGGCTCTCGAGTCGACACTCGGAGTCGTGTCTTCAGCAGCCAAACAAGCGCAGATCGATCGTCAGACGCATTACAACTGGATGAAGTCAGATGAAGAGTACGCTGAAGCAGTACGCGAGCTGAAGAACGTCTCGATCGACTTCGCAGAGAGTAAGCTCTTCGGACAGATCCGCGAAGGGAACACGACTGCGATCATCTTCTATCTGAAGACAATCGGAAAGGAGAGAGGATACGTCGAGCGATCAGAGCACACGATCACAAATGACAAGCCCGCGATCTGGTTCACTCCTGTTCCCGAGGGGTACGACGGAAGATCTGAAGCGTGACATTTGCAACAGCCGAAGACATACTATGACTTAAAGTCCTGCAAGAGTCGGATTTCAGTCCACCAGGGCGGGACTCGTAGCGGGAAGAGCTACTCGATCCTTCAGTGCTTGATAGAGTTCGCGTACACGAATCCGAATAAGGGACTCGTGATATCCATCGTCCGGAAGACTTTCCCTTCACTCAGAGCGACAGTGAT